ACCCGTGGTTACCCCCCGATTGGAACGGTGACTGGGATAATCTACCGGGGTTCAAAGGATGAGAATAGATAGTGATATTGACATTGACTTTGGTTCAAGAGATAGATTGCTTGAACTGATTAAACATACTAACGCAGCAATGCGTAATGTCAATCCTATTCGCAAACATGCAACTGGAGTATATGTTACTCCTGTACCCTATGACCCAATCAATGATATAGCAAGTATTGATTATACAGAAGCCGAGAAGCGTGGATACTTCAAACTAGATTTGTTGAATGTCCATGTATATGAGAATGTTCGTGATGAACAGCATCTTAATGAATTAATGGTTGAACCTGATTGGAGTAAACTGAAAGATAAATCTTTTGTTGAGAAACTGATTCACTTGAACAATCAGTTTTATAACTTAGAGAAGATGCCAGAACCTATAGATAGTATCCCAAGATTAGCGATGTTCTTGGCAATAATTCGTCCCGGTAAGAAACATTTGATTGGGAAAGTCTGGTATGAGATTAATCAAACTGTATGGGATAAGGGAACTGATGGATATGTGTTTAAGAAAGCACATGCGATTGCATATGCACAGTTAGTAGTTGTTCATATGAATTTATTAGGGCAATCTCTTAACGAGGGTGATGCTACGGCGTTTGCTTCTACGTTTACTTAATTCATTCATACTACAAGTGGGCCCGTGAACCACTACTAGACTTTTGTTAGTGAAGGTCCTGAGATAGGGTTTAAAGGGTAACCAATCATCCTTCAGAAACAGATTGATGGGTATTAATCTATTACTTTCCCACCACCATATTTCTCCTAATTCTAGGAACTTTTCTTTTATATCGGCGTCTGTAATGGCGCCGTAATCATATATAGTGGTAACCATGTCATCACGGTTTTGCACAATTCCAACATAATCCTGGTTGGCGTATGAACATACTGTGATGAATGGATGATTTTCTGTCAATCTTTTGAAAAATTCGTTTTGGATCATTATTTTAGTTAACAGCTTATTTATCGGGCAACCAAAGTTAATTAAATTAAAATATATAGACTAAATACGTTATAGGAGCCTACATTTGTGTATTCAACATCAGTTTTTTATTACGTCCAACGCAACATTGTTGTGCTATTGTCAGGCTATTCACCAAGGAGATATATGCCAGTTTATGCTAAGCCATTAACCCTGCACAAGGGCGTGGATAATCAAATCCAGTTTCAATTTTTGAATCAAGAGCAAAAACCCATAGATATTACCGGGAAAGATATAACTTGTCGTATTCTTAACTACATGGGCAATCAAACATTGATTCAGAAGTCATTGACCCTTCAATTTGCTGCTACGGGAATCTGTGCGTTGATATTAAATGCAGCGGATCTTGAGAATATTGAGGCTCAGAAGTGCTACTACACATTAGAAATCCCAGTCAATGACTTTGACTTCCCGGTATTCGTAGACCAAAATGCAGGTGCTCGTGGTGTAATGAATATTGTTAATAGTGTATTGCCTAACTTTGTTCCATCATATGAGATTACGATTCCAACTGGTCAGGCCTTTCCTAATGCACCTAATGCCAACGGAAGTAGCCTAACATACACTACAAGCGTATTAAGCACAAACAACAATCCAATATTAACTATCCAAACTGAATACATTGAATTCTATGGAAACACAACTATTCAAGGTAGCAGCATTGTAGATAATGATTGGTATGACATTGTGACTACCGAAGAAGTATCCAATGTTACTCAAACCGTTGGATATGTTATACAAGGGTTTCATCCTTACATCCGTATGCAATTCACCAGCAATGCGGGCGCAGTCACAAATATATTGTCCAGATAATTTGCTTTAGCATTATGATTGTGTTACAATCAATTGATGTTTGATATCCTGTCTGTATTACCCGGTAAAAAGAAACAAACAAGTTCTGGCTGGACTAGCTTCAATGCTATCTGTTGTACCCACTTTGGTCACAGACAAGATAAACGAATGCGCGGTGGCATCAAGTTTGATGGCACGAACTGGTCAATGCATTGTTTTAATTGCGGATTCAAATGCAACTTTGTATTGGGTAGAACAATTAGTGCCAAGACTCGCAATCTATTAGTATGGTGTGGCATCGATGACCAACAAGTTAAACGATGGAGTTTAGAAAGTTTACAACATAAAGACTTGATAGACTTTACTCAGCCAAAGAAACAAAAAGTAAAAATAAAATTCAATGAACACAAACTCCCTGAGGGTGAGATTGTAGATAGTAATAACCCATTGCACAAAGTATACACAGACTATCTGCAATCAAGGAAGATAGATAGTAATGACTATCCTTTCTTGATCACTCCGTATGAGAAGGGAAGGATGGCAAACAGGGTAATCATCCCCTACACATATAAGAATAAGATTGTAGGTCATACAAGTAGATTCTTGGACAATAAAACTCCCAAATACATTAATCAGCAACAACACGGCTACGTGTTTAATATGGATATGCAGAAGCCAGAATGGAATGTATGTATTGTCACAGAGGGTATATTTGATGCACTAAGCATTGATGGTGTAGCGGTAATGCATGATGACATTAATGATGACCAAGCATTGTTATTAAGCACATTGAATAAACAAATTATATTAGTTCCAGATAGAGATATGACTGGATTAGCATTGTGTGATAGAGCATTAGAATTGGGTTATAGTGTTAGTTTGCCGAATTGGGATGATCATGTAAAAGACGTAAATGATGCAGTAGTGAAATATGGTAAGTTACCTACCCTATTGAGTATACTACGTAATGCAACAAATAGTAAAATCAAAATAGAAATGCAGAGGAAGAAAATTGGCAAAGCAAGAAACTAAAAAACAGATAGATTATACACCGAAAGTACAAAAATACTTTTTACAGATGATGATCACTAACGCGGAATTGTATACCCGTGTTATGAACATTATGAATAGCGAGAACTTTGACCGTTCATTACGACCAGTGGCAGAATTATACAAGTCACATACTGACAAGTATAGAGTATTGCCGGACACAGAACAAATTAAAGCCATGACTGGAATAGAGATTGAACCTATTTCTAATTTGACTGATGGACATTTTGAATGGTTCTTTGATGAGTTTGAATCATTCACGAGACGGCAAGAATTAGAACGAGCAATTCTTAAAGCAGCAGACTTGCTTGAGAAGGGTGAGTTTGAACCAGTAGAGAAACTAATCAAAGATGCGGTGCAGATTAGTCTACAGAAAGACATGGGAACAGATTACTTTGCTGACCCTAAAGGTCGTATCAACAAATACTTTAACAGTGGTGGACAAGTATCTACTGGCTGGCCACAATTAGATAAAATCTTGTATGGTGGTTTCAGTCGTGGTGAATTGAATATCTTTGCTGGTGGCTCGGGTTCAGGTAAATCATTGGTGATGATGAACATTGCATTAAGCTGGTTACAAGCTGGCATGAGTGGTGTGTATGTCACATTGGAATTGAGTGAAGAATTAACATCATTGAGAACAGATGCGATGTTAACCATGATGGGTACTAAAGCAATTCGCAAAGACATTGACACAACAGAATTGCGTGTTAAGATGGCAGGCAAGAAGTCTGGTAAGTATCGTGTCAAACAATTGCCAGCACAAAGTAATGTAAACGACATTCGTGCTTACTTGAAAGAGGTACAAATTCAGACTGGAATCAAGATTGACTTTGTTATGATTGATTACTTAGACTTGGTTATGCCAGTGTCTGTTAAAGTCAATCCAAACGATCAGTTTATTAAAGACAAGTATGTTGCTGAAGAATTGCGTAATCTTGCAAAAGAACTTGGTGTATTGTTAGTTACAGCAAGTCAGTTGAATCGTACAGCGGTAGATGAGATTGAATTTGATCATAGTCATATCGCAGGTGGTATCAGTAAGATTAACACAGCCGATAACGTGTTTGGTATTTTCACAAGTCGCAGTATGCGTGAGCGCGGTAAGTATCAGATTCAATGTATGAAAAGTCGTAGTTCAACAGGTGTGGGTATGAAGATTGACTTGGAATATGATGTTGAGACTATGCGTATTAGTGACCCGGGAGTTGACGGAGAAGATAGTTATACTCCTAAGCCAAGCGCAAATGACATTATGAGTACATTAAAACCTATGTCTACGGTTGTTGAGACCGTTAACGGAAGCACAGGGGAAATAACAGTGGAACCATTGTCTAGGACGGTTCATGCTGATGTTCAGGGTGCAAAGTTGAAGTCTTTATTGAATAGTCTAAAGAAATAATTATACCACAAACGCATAAATACAAGTAGGATAATTATATGCAAAAACAAACCCGCTCCCTCTTGCAGGAATTAGAAGCACTCGGCAATAATCGTGATACAAGTCACATTATTGAAAGTAGGGCTCATAATATCATAACTAGTGCTATTAATTTACTTGAGTTAATTAGTAAGCATTACCCTGAGGAACAGGCTCAGATATTAGAGCGAAAGCTATTAAGTGCTATTAAGAGCAAAGACCAGCAGAGATTTTCCAAATCATTAAGGAAAAACCGTGAACCTAGCTGAATCATTAGCGATACTTAGAGATAAAGTAGATAAGATTGCCTCTCTAAAAGAAGATAAAGGTCACTTGGATCATCCAGAAGATTTGATATTTTTGGGAGGGAGTCAGGGTGCGAACCGTGCATTACAAGCTGCAATAGCAACAGTAAAAAACCCCAAGACTGTTACTATTAAGTGGGACGGATACCCTGCATTGATATTTGGACGTAATAGTCGTGGACAATTTTCTATCATGGACAAGCATATGTTCAATAAGAAAGACGGAACAGGCCGTCAAGTATTCAGCCCGGAACAGTTCGTTCAATATGACCAAGCTAGGGGAGTTGACCGTTCAGGATTACATACATTGATGGCAGAGATTTGGCCTGGATTAGCAAAAGCATCTAGTGGATCTAAAGGCTATTATTGGGGCGATTTGTTGTTTAGTCAGCCATTAAAAGAACAAAACGGATTGTATGTATTCAAAGCAAATCCAAATGGTATCACTTATAAAGTAGTTGCTAATAGTGATATTGGACAATTGATAGCAGGCAAACAAGGTGGTATTGCGGTACATCAATACTTAGCCCCAAATGCAATGACAACAGATGATGCTACTTCATTAGACGGAACTATTGGACAACTTAAAAATAATAGCAATATTGCTATTGTTCCTAGTGCAATGCCAATAACTCCCAAGATGAAAATTGATCAATCTCTAGTTAAGAATGCTCAAAATGCGATTAAAAGATATGGCCCTGCAGTAGACCAGATGATGGATAACGCCCCTCAAGCACGTAATACATTCAATCAATTATTTACTGTCTATATTAACAAGAAAATTGTTGCCGGCGACTTAAATAATATGCTTGATGGGTTTATGGATTTTGTACAAGCTAGACCAATGACAGATAAGATGAAAGCTAAGATAGTTGAATATCTTAATAACAATCAGGAAGCATTGGTTGGCGCTTTTACTATTTGGGTAGAGATGTATAAGTTAAAAATGTCTATTGTAGACCAGCTTAACAAAGCAGCAAAAGAATCTCCAGTCAAGGGTTACTTAGATGACGGTACAGAAACACATGAAGGTTTTGTATCTAATGGATTAAAATTCGTTGATAGAATGGGCTTTAGTCGCCAAAATCTCGCCGGCCGATAAGCCAAAACCATGTTTTTTTGTGACCAATGATAAATAAGTATATGAGGCAGTAGGCTTCAACTTATTAAAGGAATTTAAAAATGGCACAATTTACAAAAACAAACGGTGACTTACTACCAGTAATCAACTTTGACACATTCTCATACACAAACAGCGGCGCAAACGCAGTTACAGCTAACGCTACAGTACAACCACAAGGTCCTAAGCTAGACTTCTTCACAGTTACTGGCACTGGCGCTTTGACTGGTACACAAGTTAACTTGATCATCCAAGCTACTCAACAATTAGCTACAGTTTACATGTATGAGTACACAGATGATACAAATGATTCAGTTGCAATGGCTGTTTACCCAACAGGCGCATGGACAACTACAACTCTTGACAATGCTTGCACAAACGCATTGTCAGCAGCTAGTTTAGCTAACAGCTTGACTGTTACTGCTACAGCTACATTCACAGGTTAATCAATATCTGTCTAAAAGAACCCTAGATTTTCTAGGGTTTTTTTACCTCTGTTAAATAGTAGTATGAGTTACATTATCAGTTGTTATACCCTGTTTGATATTACACAGACTAATGTACCTAATCGCCATCGTCCAGATATGGATAAAGAATGGCATCATAAACGCAATACTCAAAGCAATTTTGATACAATACAACAAGCTATCTCATTGCGTAGTCAGCCTGATGTTGTGCGTCTACCCAAAAAAATAGAAATAAGATTTGACAAATTCACTGAGTTTGGATTCTTATTTGAGCAACAAGATGACGAGGTTTATCCATGTTGGACCTTTGATTTTGCTGTGCAACATCCTAGTGTTTTCTATGACGGGGTAAGTGAATTGGGAGCATTATATAGAGATTGTGATCATATCCCAATGGTTAAGTGTTATACAGAATGGGATCAACTTCCTGCATTCTTGGACACTAGCGATGAGTTAAGAAACATATATTTTAAAGTATTAAACAATGATAAGTGATAAACTACTACACAAACTAACAAAAACCATATCTAATCAAGAGATGGAGAAGTTAAGCGAATTAGCTATACTTCAAGGACCAGATGGATCCTATTTCCTATTCAATCAATATGCAATTAGAAAAAACAATGATTGCTATATCGTAGAGAAAGATAGCATTGCAGGAACTAAATCATTCAATGTATTAAAAAATGCTGTATCTTGGTGCACCTATGAAAAACAAAATCGTATCTACGAATCTAATAGAATACTAGATTTGGATAACAGATTGGCTAGTGTAGATAGTGAGATTTTGGTGCATCAGAAATTAGTAAAGAAAGCCAAAAACTTAGAAGA